GCGGAACTTTACTTCAACAAAGCTTCTCTTGCGCGTCTCGCTCGTTGTGATTCTTTCATTTGTGCCTTGGTTTTGTCGGTATGCTTTACGCCTGGTTTCCCCTTTTTAGGAGACGGAATACCTTTTTTCTTAGCGACCATTTTTTCTATAATCTCTGGGGTCCGCTTATATGGTACCTGACGTCTCGACGCTTCTCCTATAATCTTTTTTGTCTCTTCTGTGTGGTGATAAACATTTGTCCTAGCTAAAGCCGCTAAACGCATTCTTTCTAGTGTCTCTGGCGTGTTTTTACGACCCCTGTGAGAATTAGCCCGTTTCCACTTCATTTCTTCTGATTGCTTATAGCCAGATGGGCCTTCTCCGCCGTCAGTTTGATTCGCTAACCATAGACCAAACTTATCACGTAGAAGCCAAATCAGTTTTTCCTCTGCTCTAAAAGCATGGTCTTCAGACTTCATGTCAAAAACAAGAACTAATTCTTCCTTCATAGCGTGTTTTTTTACAAAGTTTCTCCATTTTTTATTTCTGCGACCTTCGTCAAATTGATATGCTCTGTTTCTTATTCCCTTACCAGCATAAAAAGGAATAATAACTCCATTTAAAATATCAAAAATAAAAGGAACATCAATTAAAGACAAAACATCTAAATTGGCTAGTACGCTGTGGTATTTTTCTTTATTAACGTTAAAAGGTTCATCTCCAACATAGCAATGTAAATAAACATAAAACTGCTGTGTTTTACTCATAGACAAAACTCTCCAAGAAAGCTCTATAGGACTTTCATCCTATAGAGCCATTCTTAGAAAGTAAACAACATAACTAGAGACTAATTAAAATAATCTCTAAGTTATTGTAAATACTAGCTTATATTGCGTCGGCGACTACACAATTTATCATTCAAACAGGCTCGTTAAACCTGTTTCGCTGCTTTAAGCAGCAGCTCATAGTTTCCTATGAGATTAGACCATATCATCATCCTTGCGGATGCAGTGCGCTTCGAGCCACTTGGCTCTACTCCCATGGCTGGGATGGTCGTTGCTCTTTGTACTTTCTTTGTACCTAGATCAGGATTGTCTTTCTACTTTTAAGCAGCGAAGAGTTTCCCTGAGTTCACACTGTTATCATTCACAGCTTTTGCTATGAAGGCGCTGCCTCGCGGAACGCCCCATTCTGGACGGACAAATAAATCCTACATTTTCAGTAAACCACGTTACTAGTTTACCCGTCAAGTTTTTTGACCGCTGCATATTTCTATGCAGAGAAGACTATATCATCATCCTTTCGGATGCGTGGCGCTTCGAGACACTTGTCTCTACAGAGTTTTCACTCTTAGTCGTTGCACCTTCTGCTATACTCAGCAGCTTGGCTCAGGATTTTCTTTCTAGGTCCAGCTAGTGAAGAATTTCCCTGAGTTCACCACGTTTTCATTCACTGATTTCTCAATGAGGGGCCTAATTACTTAAGCCGTACAAAATGTCAAGACGCGTAATAAACTGGTCGGTCAACTATGTTCATGTCAAGACGTTACCCTCGACACCGTGGTCTTAACCACTGCTCATAGTTACCTATGAGTTCAGACTATATCATCATCTTATTTCTAAGATGCGGTGCGCTTCCAGCCACTTAGCTGTACGAGATTGCTCTCTAGTCGTTGCCCGTTCCTCTCTCGAGGCTTCGGTCAGGATTGTCCTTGTCTTAAAGGAGTTTCCCTGAGTTCACACCGTGTTCATTCGACGCTCACGCGTCGATGCTCCTATCCGAGTAAGAGACGTTATATGCGGTCCTTGTTTTCGGTGAAGTACGCAACTAATTCACCCGTCAAATTTTCATTTGACTGCTGCATGTTTCCATGCAGAGAAGACTATATCATCACCCTCTAGGGTGCGTGGCGCTTCGAGCCGCTTGGCTCTACTGGGCTTTCGCCCATAGTCGTTGGCGTTTTCTCTTGCGAGACTTACGTCAGGATTGTCTTTCTGTTTTTAGCAGTGAAGAGTTTCCCTGATTTCACCACGTTATCTATCACTAATTCCTTAGTGATGGGTCTAGCATTAAACCATGCGCATAGAAACACCGTCAAATGCCTCTCGTGCAGCCTCATGAACGCCACGAGGAAGCTCGAGATCCGCCGTCGCCATTGTGACGCATTGCGGTGCATACACAATGTTCTTGCGGTACGTTACTGACGGCTTTGTCACCAAGGTGATCGCCCCGCCGTTGGTCGGCGAGTTGTCCACCGTCTGGTACTGCACCTCGTTGCCGCCTACCGCCGGAACAATCGATGGATAGAGAGGGATCGAGGTCGCGCCAGAGGCCACAGGAGCGGTTACGACGAACTGCCGTAGCTGGCCTGTAGACTGCTTGGTGATGCGGTTCACGGCATTTGACCCTGCTAAGGTGATGATGTCACCCTGGGCCAACGTGCCAGTGATCGCGCTGGTCGTTAAGGTCGAGCCAGTCTGGCCCGCCCCGCTTACCGTGCCTGCTGTGAAGGAGCCGGCCGTGTGCTTAATCACGGTTTGGTCCATCAGCCAGTCGAACCCGAGCGCTTGCTGCATCATGCCAGTCTTGTACTGACGCGACACATCGGCAACTGGGTTGAAAAGGCCAGCAAGAGACGACACCACGCGGGCTTCCGTGAACGGATCGTTCACGACCTTACGCTCACCGAGCGGGGCCGAGTTCGTGTTCAAGGTTGCGCCAGCGTTCAGGTACGTGGCCGCCGTCGGGCTGATGATGTTGGAGCTGCCGTCAAGATTCGCAACTAGGTTGCAAACCCCGCCTTCAGTTCCGCTCATCACGTCCGCTGCGATAGCACCAGCCAGGTTGTTGATGGCCGGGGCAAGCACGCGCTCTGAGTAGTCGTCGAGAGACATGGTCCGGTCCACAGAGCTGAACGAGACATCGACACCCTTTTGGGTAGCCAACACCATCGTCGTGCTTTGTTCCGCCGTATCTTGAACATTGGCGGCTGGTCCGGTGCGAACGGTGTAATCATTAGGCAGTCTGATGCGCAGCGATGTTCCGATTTTCGCGCCAGTTTTAGCAAACGAATCGTCATACTGCATATCAATGTTTTGGAGAACATGTTTTTCAATGAGCGACGCTACTCGCTCATTCTGCTGCTTAGCAGCTGCATATTACTATGCAGATAAGACCATATCATATTGGGCAGATTGCCCAACCTGTGCGCTTCGAGACCGCTTGGTCTCTACGATCTTGCGATCTGGCCGTTACACACCTCTACATTGCTGTAGTTTGGCTCGGGGTCGTCCTCTTTTAAAAAGTAGGATATTCTCCGAGTTCACACAGTTTTAAACGCGCATCTTTTTCACGCGTTACTATTTTTCCAAAGCCGGACTGCCTCTCTTGTAATCATATTGATTGTCAAAAGAGAGTTCGACACTTTGATACTCCTTAGTGTAGGATTTTTGGCGGGATGCCAAAAATCGCTTGTTATGAAAAACTTTGCTATAGTTCTAGCAAAGTCGATCGCCTACACAACAGGAAAATAACTAATGCGCAGTGTGTTGGTTTATCAGGGGCCTGAAGCCCTGATCAAGAAAATGCAGGCCTAGGCATCAGCTAAAACTTCCTGAGCTGATGATTCAGGTCTTATTCTTTTTACGTTTAAGCCATGCGCGCTTTGCAGCAGCGCTCCTGTTTTTCTTGGCCTCTGGCGTACGAAAAGCAGCTACTCTTGCCGCATGAGCTGCGGGATCTTTCCACGAATTTTTTGTGGCTAATTTATGCTTACGTTTTGTCGCTGGGTTTTTAAAATTTTTAATAGTTTGTCGCCGCATTCTAGCCTTTGAGCTAGGTTTTCGCCTATCGGCGAGGGCAGCCTTGACTAAACGGTCTCTATAAGCAGGGTCGTCTCTCCATTTTATTTTTATAGATTCCCTCATCTTAGCTGTGGCTTCTTTACTATGTATCCTACTCAGCCAAAACTCTAGATAGTCAGGGTCATCAAATTTTCTAGACAAAGAAGCAATGATAGACGCTCTAATGCCAGGGTTTTGCCACATTTCTATAGATCGAAGCCGCTTTGTCTCTCTATGCTCAGGTTTCTGCAGTGATTTTTTAAGATTTAACGCTAATTTTTCACGTATTTCCTTTGAATGCGTAAAATTTCTGGAGTCATCGCTAGCTCTTACAAGATTGTAGTAGCCATCGGATTTAATCCATTTAATTTCGGCTAGATCTCTATGCCTGTCTGAAACTGGTCCTAAGTCTTCTAAAATAATGAACTCAAACTTTGCTTTACCGCCAGCTTTTACCCAGGCCCTTTGAAGAGGGGTACAATGGTGAGTGCCCCGGTCAAGATAACTTTTGTGCTGGCCATAGCGATTAACTTGAATCGTGCTGCCAACGTAAGAATGCCCATTAATCCTGTTACGAATAGCGTAAATAAGACAAGGGCGAGGATCAATAGGCATAAAACTAGTCTACAAAGATAAAGCCCACATGTACACAGTAAATTTAGCTAAAACTTAGAGTCTACCACCTGGTCTTCTTCGTCTTTTCGCGCCAGGAAACCCATGTTTTTAGATCCATTTTTTCGGGATCAGGCTCACTGCCAGACGTCGTCACCTCAATCGGCGTGATCGGCGCCCTGGCCGTTGAGACCGGCTTCCCTGGCGCCTTGCCGATGGCCGTCTCCACCCGGGCCAGCTCCATGCCCATCCGGGCCGCCGGCATCTTGACGATCCGGTCCGCCAGCTCAGGGTCCTTGCCGATGGCGTAGAGAACCTTGTGCCCATCTTTAAGATCCACGATGGCGTCGAGCATGGCCGGCGGGATCCCGCCTAGCATCTCGTAGGTCTTGAGCGCTGAGTCAAAGTCGGTGTACTGCTCCTTACCGGCCATCGCGATGTTATTGCAGGCCTTGTCAAAGGCCGCCTTGGCGGCGAGCTCTCGCGCCTTGACAAGGGCGCGGGCCTCAATCTCGGCCTCGGACATATTGGCCTGCGGCCT